GTATTTTGTAATAACTCGTCATAGTTTTTATTAGTTACTTTTATTGAAACTTTTTCTTCCATATTATCCTTTTATATAATTCATAAACTCTTCCACTGACATAACAGGAGTTCCATTCTTTCTAGCCTTATCAGCTTTACCGCTTGTTGTATTTGTATCTTTAACAACAAGAACAGATGTTGTTTTTGTTACAGATGAATCCTCAGTCCAACCAAGATCATTTATATTTTTCAATTGGTCTGGTTTGAATCTAACACCAGTTATACAAAATGTTCCTTTTGCCTTTTGCTTCTTGTTTTCTACATAACTTATCAATGAACAGAAATTTTGTATTTCATTTTTCTTTGCTATTAATTCTGCAATAATATTTGAATTAAAATTTGATAATGAATATAAACGAGTAACATCATATTCATTTATTGTAAAACCACTATCAACTATCTTTTCAGAAGCTCGTCTACCACAGCCGCTTATAAATGTTCTATACACGAATCTTATATCTATTTCTTGTTTTATTGATTGTAAAAATTGATTTATAAGTGTTCTATGAGAATCACCGATTCCATAAACTTCTTTTTTAAAGACCTTATTGTAATTAACCAACTCTGTTATAGTTTGTATATTCTCTGATTCGAAGAATTTTGTAATTATAGTGTCCGACAATCCTTCTGGATAAAAGAATGAACAGAATGTTAATAATCTAGAATTTTGTATATTTGAACAATTTGGATTAACGCAAAAAACATGTTCTCCTATTTTTTTAGATTTAGTATTACAACAAACACAAGTTGGATAATCTCCATACATAGTATCAAATGATTTATGTACAGTCTCTACAATATAAGGAATTATTTCATTTGCTCTTATTACTTTAACAACGTGCTCGAATCCTACTGGCCAGGCATTTATAGAAACTGCTCTAGAATAACTTCCTAAAGATGCATTCTCAATAGTTGCTCCTGCTAATTGTACTGGTTTTATTTTAGCAACAGGAGTTAGTCTTTGGTCTTTTCCAGTCTTCCACAATACACTTAATAATTGTGTATTTACGCTTTCATCTTCGAACTTAAAGGCTAATAGATCATTTCCTTTTTTGAAAACTATACCATCAGCGTCATATTCATATTCTGTTTTATATTTCTTCTTGAAAGATTCTATGTCCATGTTATAAAATTCACCGATTGGTTTTTGTTCTTCTCTTTTAAACATCGACCAATCATTATCAGATATATCTTCACCAGTATCACAATCTCTGTAATCATAAGCTATAAAGTCTACATATTTAAAAACATCTTCCCAATCAGTTTGTCTTGAAATTGCTCCAGCAACTGCATTTCTACATGCTTTTGTAATATCAAAACCATTCTTCTCAGTATAATCCGATTTCTTTATAGCTGCTTCTCCTCTAACTCTTACATATCCCTTTGTTGGAATTTTCTTAGGAATAGATTCACAAGTTATAAATTTTGCAGTTCTGTCTATACCAATATCATCCTTGCCTCTAGTAATTACCTTCCACAAGTTACCATCTCTATAATATACAGCTACAGAGTTTCCATCAATCTTAGTAGAGAAAGTTGAATCATTTTTTAACCACGTCAATACAACTTCTCTTGACTTTTCTTTGTCAATAGAACCCATAGGAAGAGGGTGGTTAAACTTTTCCTTCTCATCTATCCCCTTTAAGTTATAACCTCTTCCTGTCATGCTTAGAAGCGGACAGTTAGGATCTAGAGATCTGATTGTTTCTTCTAACTCGTCAAATTCTTTATCAGTCATAATCACTTCACCAGTTTCGTAATATGCCTGGGAAGCATTTTGATACAATATCTTTGCATTTATAAGATCCATTGAATTTCCTTTCGTGTAACTAGGGAAATATAATCGCAATCGGCTATAAACGCAACCGCTAAATTTTCAAATATTCTTCAAATGCTTTCAGTATCTTAGAATCTATATTAATATAATCCATATCAAATTTGTCAGACATTAAACTCATAACATTTGTCATTTCTGATAAGGGAATACTTGACCATATTCTATATTTCTTTATTATTTCATGATATAATATATACGCATTTGCTTGTTTAATATAGATCGTTACGTCTATTGGTAAACCAAATTGTTTTATTATTTCAACGCTTCTTTTCTCACATTCCAATTCCATAAGTTTCACAACATCTATATAAAAGTTTATTTCTTTAGTACTTAATTCTCTTTCTTTAGATAACCAAGAGAACATCATGTCTGAACTTTTATATTGTAGATTATTTTCTTTTCTAGAAGTTTCTTTTAATATTAACAAATGACAAAATTCATGTACTAGTGTAGATAACCAATTACAAGTTATGTCTATTAATATTTCTCTATCGGACCAAGAAAAATATCCACCGACAATATTGTTATCTATAAACACATCATCGGTGGATATTTTTAAAACACATTTATGTTTCTTCATAATAGTATAAACATAATCTAAAAAGATTTGAGTATTTTTATTAGAAGAAACTAATTTCATTATTCAAATGCCTCAATTACTTCTTTAACAATTTTGTGTCTTTGTACATCCGCCAAAAGCATCTTGACAAATCCAACTTCATCGTTATTAGATAATCTTTCTACTACAAATTCTAATCCTGACTTATCTAGATTTTGTCCTTTTCTATCACTCTGACTTTCGTCTCCAGTTATAACAACTTTAGTATTATAACATATTCTTGTTAATAGAGTAAGTATTTCTATCTTATCCATATTTTGGCACTCGTCTACTATAACATAGGAGTTTTGAAAATTGGAACCACGCATCATTGACACTGGCTCAAACACGATTTTCTTTTGAGTCACCATATATTCAAATGTCTTTGCTCCTACTAGATCAATAAGCGCATCAACTATAGGAGAGGCGTGTGGCATATATTTCTCTGACATATCTCCTGGAAGAAAACCTAAGCTCTTACCAACAACAGAAATAGGACGAACAATAAGAATTCTATCATATCTATTATCATTTAAAAATTTCAATCCCATTATAATAGAGAATAAAGATTTACCAGTTCCCGCGCTACCATGAATTACAGAAATAGTATTAGACTTTATAGCTTTAATTATTTCTTCATGTCTTTCTGTTCTAGGAGAGATATCAGTACCGTCGTGTTTAGTAAAGATAGATTTGTATTTAGAATTAGTTAACGGCTTAAAGACATATCTGGAAATAATTTTATCAACATCTTCCTCATCTATGTCGTTAAATTCGTAAAGAAAACTATCTATCTTTTCTAATACTATACTTGCTCGTCTGCATAAGTCTAAATTACGACCAGTTATTTCGAATTTGTTTTTCTGCTGTCTTATTGTGCAAGAAAAGGTTCCCATAATTTTATCCAAATCTTCTTGAATATATTTTGTGGTATTCTCAACTTGTGCAAAAAAATAAACTGTAGGAGTAGAATCTACAGTTTTTTCTAATGTAACTTTTTTAGGCTCTCTTTTTTTAACGTTTGACATTCTTCCTCGTTGGTTAAATAAAATCTTGGCTTTCGAAATCTGATGGATTGTCAAAGAAATTATCTTCTATCTGCTTATACTCGGCAGAATTTCCATTAGCATCTTTAGCCATATAATCAAAGTCATCTGCGTAAAAATTATTATTAACTATGTCTTCGTAACCTGAAAAATCGAACTCTGGGTTCATGGTATTACCTCTTCTTATTAAATATTATAAATCTAGTGGTATCGTCATTCATATGATCTTTTGTTATTTTGTCAATGACTTTAAGCTCACCACTATCACTATATATTGCAGTTCGATATGTTAATGAAAATTGTTCGAATGGTTGGAATGAGCCCTTACCTTCTTTACCTGTTAATTCATAATCACTTCCAACCGCATTAAATTTCTCTAATAGATATTTCATTATCTTCTTAGTAATTCCTTGTCCTCTATACTCTGGACGGACTACAGAATAATTTATAAACGGGACTTCTCTAGAACCAATATCTTCAAAATAATATAGATAAGAAGCAAATATAGTTTCACCATCTCCAACATATAATTTAAACGAATCGTCATCTTTCACTGTCTTTAAAACGTAATCTTCTAATTTTGAAACCTGTACTGAACTAGATTTCTTTAAAGAAGAATATGTTTTAGAAAATATATCCCAGTTCTGTTTATCCTTTTCTTTTCCACCCAAGCTTAAATTCTTCTCATCAAACACTGGAGCTTCGGATAGATAAAACAATTCTTTAAATTTCATTGGTGGACCCTTTGATATTATTTATAATCTAATCTTGTCAAGTAGAATCCAATCTCTTTTGAATTTAAAAGGTAAACAATAAACATACATTGTTTCTATTTCCTCGTCTAAATTCTTAATGTTTATAAGATTCCATTCTTCCAATAATAATGCAATAGAATTACGTCTACAATAATCTTCTTCTAATATATTACAAATACCATCTCGTATATAAAACAATTCTTTAAAATGCATTATATATTTCTTATCGTCTAAATTAACATAATAGCAAGATTGATAAAGTTTCTTATTCTTCTTATCAGCAATACCAAGTCTAGTTAAAGTTTCCTGAATTATGATATCATCAACTAATGGTTCTATTTCCAAATAACTCAACATGCTTCTTTCTCTACTTTTAATTCTTCGTATGTTACTGTTATATTAAAAGAAAGTTGCTCGTCTTCGCCATTTGTTAGACTTAGATCACTTAGATTTGTTATAAAGCAGTTCTCATAGGTGTACTTATAGGTCGGACGTTTCTCGTTGTCTAAAAAGTGAATAGTTATAGCTTTTATGAAATTCAATCTAAACCATTTTTCTGCATCTATATTAATACCTTCTCTTATACTTCTCAACCAATTAAAAATATAGAAGTAATTAAGAAGACCCTCTGATAATTTAAATGTAATATTCAATTCAGAAAAATCATCATTCTGTTTACTTATCTGATGATTGATCTTGTGATTCATATAATCAGACGCTGTCAACTTTATTGAATAAGATGGAAACGTAACTGACTTAACATATAAATCATAAATGTTAAAGTTGTTTAGATTATCTCTGTCGTTTGGAGTGTATCCAGGAATATTAGAGAAATTTATAGACCACTTATCAGAGTGTTGAGTATTTATAGTTGACATTTTATACCAATTTGATTAGTTCTTCTTCCGTTTCTTTTATAAAATTAGATAACAATGAATATCTTTCTATGCTCATATCTTCTGGTAAATCATTAAAAGAAAATTTGGCAAAATCTAATTCAATTTTTTCATTAACAAACGCTTCAAATGTGTTTTTATCTTCTTCGTATTTGCCAATAACTTCTTTATAATCATCAAATAACTGTTTTATTACTTCGTTAAATTTATTTTGCTGTTCTTGTTTTATTACAAATTGTTCATTTTGTACAATTGGTTTATTTTCAGAATCTCTTTCGCAGTAAATTAATAACAAATTTCTTCTTTGAATTTCGAAATTTTTATATTCATCCGATATTATTTCTGATTCTTTTGTTATGACTATATCTAATATTTCTTTTAATATTTGTTTGTTTTTAAATATAACAAACAAAACTTTTTTATTATATGTCTCAGACAATTCTTCTAATTTTCTATACATTTCAATAAATTCTTTTCGACTTTTTAACATTCTATTCTCCTATTTAACTAATTTAAAAATAACTTCGATTTCTTCTTTGTTTAGTGTTCCTATATCTTCTGGAATATCTTCTATACTAAGATATATTAAACTAACGTCTATTTCTTTATTCAAAAGTTTTTCCAACTCTTTGTTATTTATTGAGGATTGATTCTCATTATATACTACAGAAAAAGCATTGAATACTGGTTCTAAAATAGATTTATTATATTTTAAAACAAACCTAGTTTCTAAAGAACCAATATTAACATTTAAATTATTATGTATTTCTATTATATCTTTAAGTTTCATTGAAATTGATTCATACCGTTGAAAAATGATACAGTAGTCACATTATCATCTGTTAATCCTTCTGGACCTTTATATATTTTATACCCTAGATCAGTATATATATATTGTTTATTCGAAAGACTATCTGGTCTTCCTGCCCCTGGCTTAGTTGAGCATGATAATGTATCACTAACTCCCCATTGACTTCTACTTATTAGATCTATTCTTGCTGGTCTAGATCTAGTAGGAGTATTTGCATATAAATTAACATAACATGGAACAGTATTGTCTTGTTTGCTATTCAATACTCCATCCAAATATAATGTGTCGGCAACATCATCTGCATAATTATGTATATTAAACAAACGACAGCCGTTAAAATTATAATAATATGTATAAAACGTATTCATTAATGACCCTATATCCATATTGTTTTTTATTAATGTGTGTTCATAATCATTTGCTGCCAATATAACATATCCAGGATAATTTATGTCTAACCAGTTATAATCATTTTGTCCAACTTTATATATTGGATCTCTGTTTCTATCATTTTTCTTTACACCAACAAATGTCATAGTAGAAGGATTAAACAATATCATTGATACTTTATTTCCATCTACTCCACTATAATTATATTGATCGTTATAAACAACAAACGCAGTATCTACTATAAATTTCTTAGAAGCATTATTGAATCTTTTTCTAATTATTCTTATATCTATTTCTGCGCTTTGTTCAGGAGTATCAAATCTACTATATCTGGAAATCCAAACATAAAAACTATCTGTAGTAGAGTCAGCATTATAACCTTCGATCTCCACTTCGTCTGCAGAAATAGTTATCTTTGTTCTATCTGTTATAGAACATTTCTTACCAACTATTTCAATATTCTTTCCATATATTCCAACATCATTCTTACAAGAACCAATAACTACATGATCGTCTTTTGTAGTAGATGCATAATAACCAAGTGCTAACGAACGAACTCCTGTAGCATTTGTATATGGTCCGATTGCAAAAGAATCTTCTGAATTAGCTATAGCATTTGTTCCAACAGCAAATGATTTTATTCCAATCGCGGATGTTAAATAACCAATAGCTACAGACTTGTTTCCTTCCGAAATACTTTGTGTTCCAATCGCAAATGATTCTACACCAGTTGCGCTAGATCTTGTTCCAAATGCAAAAGAATTGTTTCCTATTGCAACTTCTTGGTCACCTATAGCATAACTCGTTGTTCCTTGTGCTAGAGACTTGAATCCAATAGAAACAGAATTTCTTCCAATTGCACTAGACTCATATCCAAATGCATAAGATAAGTTAGATTGTGCTATATTTCTCTGCCCAATTGCATATGAAAAATCACCAGCAGCTATATTTTCTTGACCAATAGCTAAACCAAATTGTCCAGAAGCAATATTTAAATGCCCTCTAGATTCGGCAAACTTATTTGTCGCACTATTCTTATATCCTTGCGTTGTCGTGAAAGCATCCGTAGATAAGTTATCGGCACCGTAAGAATCAGATACTGGGCCACTAGCAAGGTTATTAGACCCTACCGAACGAGATATCAACCCAGTGGCACTTGTGTATGATCCAAATGAATAAGCTGCTCCACCTGTTGCTAGAACTCTTTGTCCAAATCCATAATTGAAACCATATATTGAATCATATTCTCTTATTGCATATGGTGTTGTTGGAGTTGTGGTAGATATTGCTGAAACTTCTTTACCATAAGCAAAGTTGAAACCATCATTTTCTAAACCATCGCCATCGTAATTAGAACCATCCACGTCAATAGCTTTAGATCTATATCCACCAGCCATGTTCATATTACCAATAGCACTAGACTCTAATCCAAATACAACCGATGCGAATCCTTTAGCTAATGTTTCTACGCCAGTTGCTAATGTATATCCACCATCTTGTGCATTTGTAGCAGCAGAATCATAACCACCTGCAGATGTTCGACAACCCATTGCTATAGATTTTATACCATATGCAGAAGTATCGGTTCCTAATTGTAATAAAGAATCCCATTCACCACAAGTATCAACGCTTAAAACTGTTCTGTCTGAATTTAATGGACCAAAACTACTATCTCCATTATAAGGAATATTAATTGTTCTAAAGTCTGTGAACCTATCATTAGTATGAGATAATCTTAATTGTTCTTTCTGATTATCTGTTATTGTTAATTTAGCTCTAGGTGTCCAAGAATCTGCTACTGCTGAAGAAGATAATACAACATCCCCATCATAACTTAATCCATATGCGGAAGTTGTTGTAGCAGTTGGCATCTTTGTCCAATAATTTGTTTCTACATATACTGGGTTCCCTGCAGATGTAGAAGGAATAGTGTCGTAGTTAAAACCTAAATCAACACTTATTTCATAATCATTAATACCACCAACTAATGCTTGTTTGTATTGTGCTTGGTCAAATAATATAACTGCAAATAATACTGGTGAGAAATTAAAGAAACTTATTCCGTTTCCATTATCATCAAAACCTCTCAAATCAGTTTTTGTCAAGTATAAAGCAATACCATTAAACTTGAATGTGCTATCAGAAGCTGGAATTCTGCATTTGAATCTACCAACTGTATTTTGCTGTTCTGCTTTTGGAGAATAAGATGTCACTCTATAAAAAGCAGATAGCGGTATGTTTGCTGCAGATAATGGATTATAATTTAGATAATCATTAATTTCTGACGAGTCATAATTGTATCTTCCAGTTACTGTTAATGTATTTGAATTTATAGCAGATATACTTGTGGCAGATATACCATTAGAAACTGGTTTACCATTTAATAAATTAACGTCTGCTGGAACATTTTGATTAGATACAAATGTTGAGTTTCCGCTTGAGCCAACGCCATTTAAAGAATATACGAATACTTTGTCAGAAATACTATATTCTACACCATTAAATATCTTTTCAACCCCCATAAGATTTAATCCAGCATCAGTTCCGGATACTAAGTTTAGTGAAGATATTGAAATGGCGGATGTGTAAGTTCCGTTAGCACCAGTTCTTACAGACTTATCCCAAGTTGGAGAATAAATTGGTAGAAAATATTTTGGAGAGAACGATGGTCCTAGTGCTCCAGCTGATACTACCGAATTCAAACCAGCACTTGTTATATATGACGAGATTCCTAAAATCATTTAATACCTCTAATTATACCTATATTTAGTTGAGCTGCGAAGCACTTGTTATATTAATATTCTTTGTTGATTGGAATTTAATAGTAATCAAAGAGTCTGGAAGTTTTGTTTCAGCGTATCCTAACAAACTATCAACTACTACGTTTGCTGGTCTAATGCTTTCCATTGCTTCTAGAATATCATCTCTAAGACTCATTGTATTTACTACACTTATATTACTTTCATTAAGATTAATACCAATAGACATGTGCGGAGTAGGATACCAATCAGTTCCTATATCATCCCCAACTATATCATTATCAGTTACCTTATTTAATTTCCATTCTTTATCATAATCTAGAGTGTAGACTTCAATTATATCACCAACTAATCCAAATGACAATAACATTATTTTCATAGAATTTCTAGTAGTCTTTATGCTATACCAGTTTGGAAGATTTGATACAACGAATCTTAGAACTTTATCTTTATATGATTCAAGATCTGTTCCGCTTAATCCTAAATTAACACCACCAAATTGCCCGATAGAGTTCTTATCAAAGTTTATATCATATCCTAACATATTTGAAAGATAAGGAATATATTTTTGTTCTACTGTATCAATGTCATGAAGTGATGTTAGTTTGTTTATTTTTTCAAGAACAGACAATGAACAAGATTCTTCTGTGTTAGTATACATTGTGTTTAAGTAATCTTCGAAGAACTTTGTGAACTGTTTGAATTCCGAATCGTTGCCATAATAATCATATTGGTCATTCAGAGGAAGATAATTTGTAAGATTTAATTCTCTTCCATCTGAGCATTTTATTATATAGTTATCAACTCTTAGTGTAGTAGTTCTGTTTATAAGATTGCTTGCTGATATAGAAACGCTTCCTGACTTATTGACCGCCACTGTTACGTTATACTTTTTGCCAGGAACAATTGCTTCTATAGTTGTTATTGTTCCAACAGAAGCAGATGTTAATTTAATGCTATCAACAAAGATTCCATTATTATAATCAACAACCTCAAAAACAGTTGAGATACTTGTTTTAGATATCTTTTCAATAGGTGTGTTTGAAATAACTTTTATAGAAGGGTTGGAAAGATTAACGGTTCCATAAGAATTCGTAGCTGAAACAATATTACTTGTTGCCGAATTTCCTAATTGATCTATCATCAAAGTTCTTATTTCATTAACACCACTATTTAAAGTATGGTTTAACGTTGTGATTGAAAATGTTGAAGAAGTTAGTTTGTTTGGAGTTATTAAATTCTCCCAGACTAATCCATTTTTCTTCTGTATAGTTGCTGTTAAATTACTCACAGAATTTATATTTGCAGATATACCAAATAATATTTCATCTGGTTGTGTATATATAGCCGATGTTAATCCATCAATCGTCATATTAACTGCTGATATTTCCGCAACATTAATATAAACTTCATTATAAGCAGATGTATTGTTTGATGCAAATGCTATAGCTGATACCATTGTAGAAGCACTTAATGATATATTAGAATTATAAGTATCTACTTTTGTAGCTGATATACTTTGATCGAACCAATAATAATTAACCGCAGATACTATGTTAAGAGAATCTATTACAGCACTCTTAAATGTGTTAGAAATATTTTTACCAACATAAGAATTATTATCAGGATCTATTATGTTAATAACTACACCATCAGATACGGCAATAGTTCTATTTGGTAATTGTGTATAACATCCAGTAACATCTAGAATTATAGCCTTTACAATTATGTTTCCATTTAGTCCAGGGGAAGACCAATTGAACAAGAAGTTATTACTAGAGTTTGTACTACTTCCCACCAATGCCCCGTTAACATAATATCTAACAGAAGCCACTGAACCAGATGTTAAATTGATGCTGAATGGAATCAAAGAGCTAGAATATATTTCGTTTGTATCTTCCGCTAATGGTAGATTTAATGTTGCAGAAACACCATTAGATATTGTTTTTGGCAATTCTATTTTAGTAGTTTTATCAAATCCATAAGAATCAAACAATCTCAAATATAGAGCACTTGTTCCAACTCTAGGTGATAACCACTCGAAAGAATATTCTGAAAAATAATTCCCGGCAGACAATAACTGTGTTGCTGAAGTTAGATTGTTTATAACTCCAACCCCATCGCTTACTGTTGCTGATAAAGTATTTCCAAGGTTATTAGAAAGGTAGTATTGTAGATCATTATCTCCAACAAAACCATATACATTTAAAGATGACGAATCACAATAACACGATATACAACTAGAAGGATATATTTCTGATATACCTGCTGATTTAGATATTACTTTTATAGTAGGTGTTACAGAATCACAGCCACCATTTGTTTTGACTTCTCCGTAGATAGTATATTCATAACCATCTTCTATTACTATATTCGCAATTGATGAAGAATCTGCAAAGTATATTTCTTGCCCGTTTACAGAATTTACAATTAACTTATATTCTTTAATACCTACCGTAGACGCCGAACCAGATACATTAAAATTACCACTTGTTATATATATTGATCCACTTGTGTATAATACATCTCCTGAAATACTTAGGTTAGATGTTACAGGATTACCATTTATCAATCCAGTATTAAGAGTGTTAATATAAACTAAGCCATTTGTGTCTTGTAATTTTAATTTAAGATTAGTATTTCCAGAGACAGAACTAAGTGGAATGTTTATAGCAAAAAGAAAATCTTCAGAATCACCTCTGTAATATGATACCGCACTAATTGTCAAGTCTGCTGAATCTAAAATAGATACAGAAAGATTAGAAGTAATTAACGGAGATCCAAAACGTGGGAAATTAGAATTCTTTATTGTTCCGGAATAGGTTGCGGATACTGAACAAAGAGATCCATTTGTTATTTCAAAAGTAGATGATAGATCTGTTGCATGAATTTTTATAACATTTGCTGGAGTTATATTTCCAACAGAGTCTACTAATTCTAACAACACCCCTCTTAAGATATATTCGGAAGTAGCTCCATTTAGTATTCTAGAGGAATCGAATATAGCGGATGTTGTGTATGGAGCAGTGCTATCAGTTGTAATTAATCTTACTTTGGTATATTCGCTTCCGTCAAAAACAACTTCCCAGAAATTTGCTGATACTGATATTTGTGAAACTATATTCGCACTTAATGTTACAGAAGTGTTTGATAATATAGAATATACTGGTTCAAAATTTATAGATGTTAATATTCCACCAGATAATATTAACTGGGAAGAAATATCGTTAGAATACACAGGAAGTCTAGTTAAGGAGAAGTCAGAAGATGCTCCAGGATTCCTATCATATGTCTTAACTAATAGATTATGTGCTCCTGCTGATATTGTTGGAAGGGTATGTATTACTTTCCCAACAATATCTGACTGCGCGGATGTTAAATATCCTAATGAATTCCAGTTTATATCTGCGGAAAGTATATCAACTCTTGTCTCTATGTAACCCTCAACATCTCCTATTGTTCCACTTAACTTAATAGGAGAACCATATACATAATAATCATTTAGACTAGTATATGTTGGAAGAGAGTTTATTGATATTTGTGAGGAGTTTGAGTTAACATATCCACCATTAGATGTAGAACTAACTAATATATTAAAATTACCACCAGCACTAGTAGATATAGATGATGTTGCAAATGATCCTACCCAAAAACCACCAGATAATGTTAATGTTGTTAGTAAATTATTATTTGAATAGGCAGTTGCATTAGAAACACCACTTATATGTGATATGTTAGCTGATAATATTAGATTTGAATTATTTGGGTAAAATCCATTATTCAAAATAGATATAGTTGGACCAGATGTTATTCTAGGAATATTAAGATTATATGTCTGTACTAATCCAGTATCATATACGGCTACTATTTTTATAGATACTGTCCCATCTATAATATTTGGAGACCATATGAAATTAAATGAAGCTATAGGACTATCTTCAGTACCTAATAATGTTTCTGTTGTATCTTCATTAACAGCATAAAATATTATTGTTCTTGGCTGTATATCTCCACTAATGTTTCCAGAAATTGTTAAAGGAGAATAAGTAGCATAATTAACTGAAGTTGCTGCTATGTTATATAAGAGCGGAGCATCCCCTATTGTAACTTTATAAGAACCAGAGTCTACTATATTTCCGTAAGTATCTGTAACAATAGCCTTTATGTATATGGTTTCTCTTACTGGGAAAATATCTGAATAACTTACAAACGGTAAATTAGCAGAACTTACTTTTTCAGTATATATACCATTTATTGTTTTTGATGAATATATTTTAGTAGTATAGTTTCCTAAAACATTACTTACGTTAACAGAAAAAGCAGAGACAGAAACTAAAGGAGAATAGTCTATAAAATGATTATCGTTTATGTTAACAGATAACACTGGAACCGGAACTATTAAGTAATCAAAGTTCTTAAATATTTCTTCGCCATTCTGTAATGTTATGTTTGCTTTAAGTTTTAAATTCCCAGTATCTGTAGTAGGCCAATCAGTTGTGAATGTATTACCCGCAACAGTTATTTCTTTTCTTATTACCGCATTAGTTTTTGAATAACTAAATGCAGACGTGTCAAAATTAAACACTCCATTATCTGTTGACAACCAAGTTGAATTATTTACTTGGCCGTACGTTAAATTATTAGAAGGAATTAATGAGTTTGTTGTGTCATAAACAGTCCAGTTAGATCCACTAATAGCTTGAGCAGATGTGAAATCAACACCAGTATATTTTGCAATTCCTTTGTTTTTGAAAAAGAAATATTTACTAGATCCAGAGATAACAATATTTGTTGCTTCTCCGATGTTGTTAGAATTTATAGCAGATACATCTTGTAATGTACCAGCTGATGTTCTACAATAAATCTTTTCTTCCGTTGCTAACCAAATATTATTGTTAGAATCAAATGCTATGGAATTTATATTATCAATAGCCAACGAAATAGATGAAAGAACATTTGCTGATGTTAGTGTTTCTAATCCTGATGAGTATGATCCGAAATAAACTATTGAATTATTCTGACTTATAGATTTCGGAATATTAGTTAGAGTTACAATATCGTATGAGGTTTGTAAGTCTCTATCACTAGTTACAAATACCTTAGAATTATTCTTGTTAGTAAAGTATAGCTTGTTGTTGGCTTCTATTATTTCATGAATCTCTACACTAGAATTCCAATTAGATAATGATGAATTATATCTAGTGAATGTTCTTATGTCTAGATTAGAAGAATCATCCCAGAAATTAGATCTGAAGCGATAAAGTTTAGACTCTGCTCCTTCACTTGTTCCAGCCCAAACATATCCTAAACTATCTACATATAATGCGTTGGAAAATGAATCTACTAAACCTTCGGCTAAACCAAATCTAGTTACAGGTGATACTAAATTAGTTTTATCAGTTCTATAGATACCGTTGTTAGTTGATACCCAAACAACATTGGAAGAATATATATCATTTACTATCTTATAAACGGTAGCACTTAATGGTATGTAATCATATTGATATTCTATATAACCACTAACTGGATTTGATAATGTTGTTGTATATCCTGGGATTTCTACTGTGCTTGTTGAACCAATTGCAGAAGTTTGTGTTATAAATATGTCACCGGATGTTTGATATGTTATTGTGATAGAATCACTATAACCTATTACACCATCATTTGACATCATTCTCAATCTTAAATCATATGTGTCTGGTGTTAATGGAGATGTTGTAATTCCCCATACATTGTTTTCTTTTTCAAGACCAATTAAGTTTTGATAGATTGTTTCTGTTTGTTTCTTGTACTGAAGAACAACATTAAAAATACTTCCCTGGTCTACCGAAGCAATGGCAGATATATTAAATTGTGGAGAAGATAAAACATTTCCAGCAGTAGGAGTTGTTATTTCTCCTACTGGTATATGCACAGATGTTTGATCGTCATATGCTACTATTAATGTTGGAGTAGTATCTGTTGTATCGTTTCTAAATGAGTTGATTATAAATTCAACTTCTGTGCTTGATGACTCGTTGGACGTTGGTGTTAATTTTAATAGTAACCCATGGTTATCAGAAGGATTATCTTTCCAGTATTGAACAGCTTCTGTTACATTTAAATCTATATAAAAGTCATTTCCTGAACCAGATGTAAAATTAGTAATGGAAGAATTTGCTCTCCATACATCTAATTCGCTAGATATGTCACCACCAACAGAACTCCAGTTATTTGAGTTATCTCTCTTTGTCCAGGATACTTCATTTTCCTTCCAACTAGATAATATTCTATGAACAGAAATAGTTCCGTCTGCTAAAGTATAATTGAATGCACTTGTAGCACCATTAACATTAAGTCTCAAATAAGAATTGATTATTGTTTCTGCCGATAAAGGAATAGCACTAGTATCAAAACTAATCAATGATCTCTTTATACCAGAACCAAAGTTAGAACGAATTTTTAAATCGTCCATATCAATAGAGCTATTATCTATTGGGTTTATATTATCACTACATATATAAACAGCTCTATCAGCAGATGTTAATACTGTTGGAGATATGACAATGGTATTTTTTGAACTTGGTTCTTTACCAGTATTAATATCTATTCCGCTTTCAGTATATTCTGTTACTGGTGTCCAAGAAGAACCGTTATATGTCTCTAATATTAATGTGTTATTTGAAGTATAAGAATCTGTTAAATCTGTATACCAAGAAACTAGATCAGAATTCTGGAAAAACAATTTATAATACTGAAGATAAACATCAGTATCAAATAAACCTTGTCCAGGATTTAAAACAGAAGAAGTAGAATGATTGAATATTATCTTATGGGTTGCTAATTTACCATCTTCTCTAATCGCTGGAATAGAAAGTTTTTCAAAGGAAGCTGAAATTGTTCCTGTCATTTGAGACAAGGTTTCGTATTCTGTGTAGTGGTTAGGAATCAACCAAGCAACTTCATATCCAGATGTTGTAGGAGTGTCCGGTAAAACTATAGTGAAAGAAGTATTAGTTCTGTTTGTTATGGATATAGGACCAATCTCAGATCCACCAGTAGGAACAATTAATGTTATCTGTGGTGCTACTTTTGAAGAATCTATGGTATCGTGGTTTATAAGATAACTATTCTGTCCAATATAAAGTGGTTCTATTCCATTTTGTGTAGATACACCGCTTAAAGGAACTTCATTGAAAGTTCTTATGTCACCAATAAAATTAATACCACTTGTAAAATGAGAAGTTGGATTATTATCTTGTAACCACCCATATGTAACAACTCTGACTGCTGATAATGATATACCAGTAGCATCGTTATTTTTGATATTATATTTTAATGAATAGGTGTTAGAATTATTATAAGACGAACCCTTTCTAACTTCCAAGTCGATTTTATTGGACACATCAAACCTCTTACGTTATATGTTTATTTATAAGAGAAGTTTGTTGTGGATAAATCTATTCTAGCTATTTCATTTATCATAGAATAATTAGAAATGTTTCCATACGATGTTAACATAGATTTTCTAATATCATATGCAAGACTATTTCTTAATATCTTAACATACTCTATGAAGTAATTATCTAAGAAGTGCTTGATAGAATCAGAATTAGCCAATCTTCTGTTATTGTTGCATTCTGAGATTCCATCAATGTTATTCTTTTTATCTAGGATACTTCTCAAAGAACACGCACAGAAAGAACCAGCATTTAACAACTGTTCTATTTGTAAGTTAACATTATTGTCTGATAATGTTTGAGAAGAAGAATCAGAAATAACTTTTAATTTTTCATAGTAGCATTTCATTATAGATAAAAATAGATTTCTTTCGGATGGAGGAAAAGATTCTAAAGTATCATCATTGTCTAGTACTGTTTTTCCACAAGTATACTCAGAAATCATATTATCTGTAGGCCAAACTAATGAATATCTAACTTCTGTAGAATTAATTTTCTGTGCCTTCACATCAAAGTTAGGCATAGAACAATAGATAGCATTCAAAGTTAAGGTATCATAATTTGCAGCAGACAACACACTATCAAATACCTGTCTATACAAATCATAACAAGTTTTATCGCCAGGAACAGGATAAGAATAATCTCTTATATCACATTTTTCAAAATCATTTATTTGTGAATTGAAAACACAGCCAATTGGTTTACTTGGAAAACTAGCTGATATATCAGAAACACCAGACGCATCTAAAGTAGAAGTAAAGGTTGTTACTAATTCTGTCATGTCTTTTGCGGAGAAATAAATGTCTGCGTGATTTACTTCAAGAAAGCTTTCGATCAAATCAATGACATTAGAAATATAAACTGGTGTATTGAAATCAACTTTTGTAGTAAGATAATTATATACACTGTCTTTTATCTTTTCTTCTGTTTGTATCTTATCAACCAATGGGTTTAAGTATATATTTCCAAGAATATTAAAATCTTGAATGATTGGTTTGACATAAACATTCTTAACTGTTATCTGAGAACGAGTATATAATTTATCGTATATGTTTTTCAAATCACCAGCAACAGGATAATTCTCTCTAAGTGGAGTAACTGAATCAGACATAACTAATAACTTAAACCAATTATTATTTTCAGATTCTTCGTCCAATATTACATTAGCATCAATATCAACCGAAGTATACTTGGTTCCTGTTTTTGCATACATATCTGCTAGAACTGAGAACAACACTACGTTGAATAGTTTTATATTTGCAACTTTTTTGTTAGAATATATTTCTCTTGTTTCTTCTTGTTCACCCCAAGCAATAGCATTCTTAGTTTGCTTGGTTGTTAAAACGATTGTCTTTAAGAACGAAACATAGTCTCTTGGAGTAACACATCTTTCTAACGAGTAAAAAACTTCTGGGGTGTTTATCTTTATAGAGTCGATACTTTCTATATCTGCTCCACCTGTAGAATTGCTAACAAAGGAAAATGTTATGTTGTTTTGAGTGACACCAATAGCATAATCTTGGTAAGTTATATTCTCACCAATTACACCTATCTTATTTCCAGTTGATCCTTTTGTTGCAAGATAACGAACATATATGTTTTCGTTAGTCTTTGCCCCTGTAGCGCCAATGATGTCATCAGCAAACATCAATTCTACGCTGTCATCCATATTAGTTCTAATTACACAAAACTTTGTGAATTGTCCAGAGTCATAGTTTGTTAACTGTGGAATAGATTTGTCATTCAAGAAAGAACGGCGGTCTATTATAAATTCTCTGTTATTATCAAAATCAGAATCATCTATTGAAAAAGATGTTTCCGGAGAACTACCTAGAGCAATTCTTGTAATATTATTTGTAACAGATACATCACCTGTGGTATAAGAATATCCAAAATCTTCTGAACCATAAAAATTAGAAAATTCCGTATCGTCTATTCTATAAACTTGAAATGGTTTTGATATCTGGTCGTTGTTGGAATTAAGAACTATATGTGTTCTAATCTCACCCTGAATAACTTTTATATCAGATACACTTTCGTCTTCATCAAATACTTGTTTTAGTGTTCCGTAAGTAGATTCGTTTGTTGAGAATTTTTCGAACTCAATATAAAAATCAGAGTAGGCGGCGAAGTTAGAAATATCAGTTTGTGTTAAAGTATAGGTTAAGCTATCTTTAAGAATATATTTTACACCGTTATAAATGAACTTAGAATGCTTTGGGAAAGATATTACATTACCAGCAACCAATCCACTAGGAATAGATTTTAATGTTATCTTTATATTAGCAGTTGCAGGAGTAGGTCTTCTAATAACATACCCAAGCATCTTAGACAATAATATTATAGAGCTTCTTAACTGAGCAGAATCTAAAAAGCTTTCTTCTGCTCTTCTTTCAATATAATAATTAGTGAAGTCTGTTGTTGCTGTAAATATTTCCATAAGCACAGCATACATCTGAGATTCTCTAAAATTAGCAAAACGGGAATCTTCTGAAAGTCTAGAAACTATAGATTTCTTAATTTCGTCATATGTCAACTCAGTATAATTTAGAAAGTTTTTCATTTTGGCCTTTATATACTATTATTTATTGAGTTCTAATATGTTGTCAAAATTTAAAACTTTGGAGTAAAGATTTATGCTCTCTCCAAATTCCAACTCTATCTCACCATCTCTTAGATAAACTTTCATTTTGTTTATAGCATCTGTTAATTGATAAACATATGTTTCATCATATTCATATACAATATTATTTTTTGTATTAGTCTTGCCTATCTTATAAACTCTTGAAAGAATATATCTCAAGTATCGTTTTAAAGATATAGCGTCCATGTCTATTATATCAGTTGGTATCTTACTTATAATTTCTTCTACAACATTTTCTTTGCTTATTATTTTGTATATGTTGTTAAATGATCTAAGATAAGGATAACTTATATTTTTTATAGGTTCTATTTCTAAATAATCACATTCTAATTTGTTATTCAATATATTTTCTACTAATAGTCTATCCAATTTTCTGACTATTTCTACTCTATTTGTTCCAACACTTTCTTTGTGATAATAATGATAACAGGAACATTCTTCTGTTGCTAGTAATATATAACCACCTGTTCTGAAAATACAGTTGCTTATAAAATTATCTTCGCCTCCCCATTCCCCATCAAACTCTGGATTAAACACTCTATTCTTTTCTGACAATACGAAATTTATATTCTTACAAGTTTCTATTGCTTTTTTGTTCATGGCGAAATTACAAGAATATGTTAATATACTATCTATTGTTAATTTTTTAGATAATACAACTCTTCCTAATTTCTTATCATTACATATATCAGTATGAGTAAATCTTTTATCCTTTTCCCATTCTCCAGTTTCAGTTTCGTTAATTCTATACCCACACGAAACTATAGATTTGTTAGATTGATTAGTATTCTTAAGATGAAGAGATACAACATTTTCATTTGGAATACAATCACCATCTGTAAATATTATTGTTTTATATTCTGGGAAATATGATTCTATATAAGTCACGCCATAATCTCTTGTCATACCAGCACTGAAATTTTTTCCAGATATTTTATTAATATACCTAACATTTAAATTAGTCTTCGTATTTCTTATTATATTTTCAGAATCATCGTTACATCTATCTAAAACAAACAATAGTAAATCAGGAGAAACTGTTTGAGATTCGTATCCTCTTATTATTCTAGATATATACTTTCCTTGATTATGAGATGGAACTACTACACAAATCAAAATACTATCCTTTTATTAAACTCTTCAACTGAGCCACCATTAATAACATATAGTATTTTTAACTCAATATAGTGTCCGGGTAAATTAACTTTCAAATTACAACGATTAGATAATATTGTTATTCTATCTTCATATGTTCTTATTAATCTTATAATATCATCAAGTAACTTAGAAGCCTGTGTGCTATCTAATGTCTCAAATACTAACCCACTTAAAAAAGAACCAAACGAAGGTTCCATTACTCTTTCATATCTATCTGTCATTAATATTGTTTCAATAGACTGTGTTATTACTTGTTTATCTATAACTTGCCCCTGTGACATTGCTTTCTTACTTATATCAAGAGCATAGTTTTTAAATTCGAATTCCGACATATACTTAGACTCCTCCGGTTGACGCTAAGGCTGTCTGTAGAGCTTGCTGGCCACCTGGAAGGGCAACTATGGTCCTTGCAAGTGCGTCGATTGCTACGTTGACGTTCGTTGCTCCTATCATCTCTGGACTAACAAAAGAAATATTTCTAGCACCAGGGAATAAAGGATTTGTGTTAGAATAATAAGCAAGTAATTCTTCTGTGATTGCATTTACAAGAACATCAATTCCAGTTTTGTTATTAGCAGAACCATAACTCATATTCTGTGGAATTAACATTGCTCCGGTATAAAGTTTCTCATCTATTAAGATTTCTATAACATTTAGAAATACTGGATTGGTAACGTATCTTGTAGAAATAGCAGCAATTAAAGTTGTCTTATCCATATCTATTAATTCTTGAAATTGTTCTTCAGTCATCATTTACCAATCCTTTGCCTGCTCCTATTTTATCTTTATAAGTAGACTTACCAGTTAGATCTAATTTTGTTTCTATTTTTGCAGCATCTATGGAATCATTATAATCTTGTCTATCTTTCTCAGGAGTATTATCTTCTTTAATAGTTCCGTAGATAGGACCATCAAAGAAATTAACAATTGTGTTATTTGCTTCTGTTATTTCTTCTGCCATCTGTGCTGTTAATTCGAGAGTCATTGTTTGTATATCTTTAGTTTTCTTATCTAATAGTAATGTGGATGATCCTGGACCAGATAACAATAACTGTGCTTGAGAATCTATGGAAGCATACTCAGATATAATCTCATCCGTTCTAGTGGCTATTAATTTAGAATATTTATCTTTTATTCTTTTAACCTCTTTAGATACTTCTATAACAGTATTTAAGTTAACGCTTGTTATTGGTGTTCCTACAACTACTCTACCTTGGTGCGGCATTCCTGTAAAAGGATCAAATGCCAAACAATTAAATGGACCACCTAGAACAGAAGGGGTAACCGTCATCGTACTTACCTCTGCCTCTGTTGGAAAAGAATATGAAAAGTTTGGAGATATAGCTGTAGAATTTCCATCTACATCTTTAGTTGATAGCTTAATTGTAGCAGGAGATATACTTATATTATTAGAAATTATTTTGTTTTCTATAGACTCGGTTTTTATTAAATCCTTTGCCTTTGTGTATATTTCTTTACTAGACACAAAGTTAATATCTCTGTTTGTTTTTATAGTATAGTCATCTAAATATTTTTGTTCTGAACCATAGTTACTTGTTATAGTTAAATCACCGAACATATCTAATTGTAAGTTATTAGTTATTATATGTGAATTAGAATTTCTGTTATCTATGGTTATATTACCTTTTAAACTTAATTTCAAATCTCCTTTTTCAGAAGCTGTGTTATTAAGTTCTACTGTTCCGTCTTCACTTATTCTCAATAATGCTCCAGAACCAGTTTTGATTATAAGCTCACCCTTTGCACGATTTATTTTAAAATAATCACCATTGGATGTTTCATAAAATATAACACTGTTTGGATAGTCTTCATCCTTATTACATTCGAAATTTAAATTTTGTCTATCTAAAACCTTTCCTCTAATTCTTGGTTCGTATCTATCACCATTATCAAATATAACAGACACTATTGTTCCAACTTCTGGTACAATAAAAGAACCCTTTACTCCAACTGCTAATGGAAAATCAGGAATGGCCCATGGTAAATCAGAGGTAGCAATATCATCATGTAATCCATGGATTCTTACTTTACATCTACCAAGTTTATCTGGATCATTATTAGCTTCTACTATACCAATATATTCATAATCATATAACGCGTCATCTTGTTGACTCGCATATTTTTTAACTATGTCTATTATATCTGTTGCTAATCTTTGTTTCATTATTCAAGCCAATTGTTAATTTCTTTTCTTGGGGTGTTTATTCCGTTTCTAAACAATGTTAACACCATGTTATAAAAACCATTAGGATTAAGGTTATGTAGTATCCCTCCAACTATATATTCACCAGAATTAATATCATCTACTCCATCAGAGCCTTGTATTCTTTGTAATGTGGAAGGAAGTAACATTTTAACTTTATCACCTATTGATATATCTAATGTTGAGTTTACAATAACTTGTTTATAATTGTTAAAGAATATAGAGGAGATATATTTGTTCTGTGCAATCGCCAACAAATAGTTTTTGTGTTGGTTACCAGAATATATTCCAAATGTTATACTGTTACTTAACCCTTTTTGAGTTTTATTTCTAAACATCTTATCACTCATAGGAGCATATTTAAAATTCATATAATATGTCTGGAAATTCTTTAAATCATAATGTGTAAAATTAGTACCATATCCATACTCAACATTATTAAGAAATGATATATTTTTATCTTGTATGTTTATGTTATAATACATTACTTTTATTTTAGTATTTTTTTCTTTCTCTTGTTTTACTACTGATATAACTGGATCTATTTCATTATCTAGAACAGCGGAGTCATTATTAATTAATAAGTATTTCGGTTCTTTTTCGCATAATGTTTTTAATGAAGTATATCTTAGTTTATTTTCTTTGGTTAAAAATAGTAAAGGTAAATCTTCTTCCGCAACGAATCCTTTATTTAATAAATGGTTGGTCATTGCTAAATCTGTTTCATTTATCTGATACCAAGTTTGTATATCATAAGAATCTATATCTTTTACAAATTCTATACTTTTATCAGAACAGATACTTTCTAATACTTGTGAGCTTGTTTTATTAACATATGCCTTTGTCTGAATGTCCGTCATTAACTCTGGTCTTAACAACGCAACAATCTTGAAACCAAACATAGATCCGGAATCATTATTAAGTCTAACTGATTCGTAAAGAGCAACGTGGAAATTCATAACAATCTTTTCACTAGCTCTTGTTAACTCTAATTTAATAGGGCATAATTCATACAGAGGAGACATATCATATAGAAACCCAGTGTCTATTATTTCAGTTTCAAGATAAACAACTCTATCAAATATCCACTCTCTAAAAGATAAAGACTTGATATTAATGTTTGGTATCTTATTATTATTGATGTACATATCAAGTTGGTATTGATTACCTTCTTGATTGAAATTAATTTTATCCATTATTTTATTCTCGACTTAGCAAATGAATATAGGTCATTAATATCTAATATGTTTGGAACTTTTATGAACTCTCCAACCTTATAAGCTTTTGGATATTTATATTCGGCCTCATCTACACTAACATATTCTGCAGCGGACGTTGGAATAGATTTATCAATTTCAGAACTAAGAACTTCTATGCTATTTCCACCAACTACAAAGTCATTCCACACGTCTTCAAATTTAGGATTACATCTTAATATAATCCACCAATAATCTTTCTTTCCATAAACCTTCATTGAGATTTTATCGGGGCGCATATAATCATCATATTGTAATCTATATGTTAGAAGCGGTCTTTTGAAAACATAGCTTCTAAAACAAGACATTAATAAATCTTTTTCTAATATTCCAGAATTAAAACTGTTTGGTATGAAATCTGATCTAAACATTATTGTGGTTGACTCCCTTGTGAAGTAAGACCTGATTGTACTCTACTTAAATCTTGGTTTTCATATCCTACGCCTTCAAATTGTATCCTTGTATCTCGTCCATCTTTTTTATTAAAACCTGTTCCAAATATTCTTTCTTTGTTATTAAGCTCGTTAGTTGCTTCATCCGTATCTGCTCCGTCCGAAATAGAAACCGATGAATATAGAGACTCAAACATAACAGAAAAATCTGCATACAAAGGAACACCTTCCGCATAATATTCTTTTGATATTGTTACGCTAACATTCTTTAAAACCATTTGATCTTTTTCGAAAATATTTCCAATCTTTAGTCTACAAACTGGTGGCTTTCTAGATGTTAATGAATTTAATGCTAATGCTGCTGTGCCTGCTATAGAGTTTGTTCCCATTCCAGCGAAAGCTTCTGTACCGGGCATTGTATTCTGTGCTCCAGCAACAACTCTATCTTGTAACAACACAGCATCTATATTAACGTGTGGTGTTGTCATTCCTATTAAATAATTTGCTATTTTTATTGGATTAGAAACAATATTTGTTGATACTCCCTTTTCTGTTCTAGTATCATAAGAGGACCAGTTATCATTTGCTAGACATCTAAATTCAAAAGATATAGCAGGCGACTCTGAGTTTGTATATGTTTTCTTTGTTAAGTATCCATAGTTAGCAATATTTCTTTGTACTTCGTCAGTTAAGAAATTTATAGGAACAGAGTTTAAATCAACTACATTAAAAATATCTTTATAATTACCTTTTGCTTCGTATTGTAATTCTTTGCTTAGGAATCCTTTTATTGTTGTGAATATATGTGGCCCATCTTCTTTATAAAAAGGGCTGTGTATTTCTATCGTCACACGGTTTTCATTTGCGGCCATTGGTTTATGTCTGCTTCTTCCACCTGATCCACCATATATACTAA